TTGAACCGCCTCATCCAAGGGTCAGCCGCCGACCAGACAAAGGCAGCAATGGTTGCGTTAGCTCGGGAGGGGATCATGCCCATGCTGCAGGTTCATGATGAACTGGCATTGAGCGTCAAGACAAAGGAAGAAGCGCAGCGTGCAGCAGAAATTATGGCAACGTGCGTGAATATGCAAGTCCCCAGTCGGTGCGATGTGGAAGTCGGACCGAGCTGGGGTGAGGCAAAGTAACTATGCGGTCTCAACCTCTTTGAGGTTGACCCAACAGGGCTTGACATAGGTCAGCCTGTTTTCTGCCAACTTGCGCATGTGGCCTTTGCGGTAATGCGCGCAAGGCGAGCCATGTGCAAAATCACCACGCTGAAGCGCTTCAATTGCCGCGTCCCGCTCACCGACGCCTACCTTAAGACTGTGGAGCAGCCGAAGCTTGTGCATCATCCTGATGCCCGCCATCCCTCCGGCAATGGCATTTAATCCCAGAGGTGTTAGCGTGAACCGCTGCACCGCATCTTCTTCCATCTCATAAACCTCCTTCAAGGTTTCTGCCGAACCGCAAAGTTGGATGACAGGATGCATAACAATCTTTTCCTGTAGCAAAAAATGCCACACCGAATGGAACAGGAAGCCTGTGTTGTTGCGTGCTTTGTCACCATGCTCCGCGAACCGCGTCATGAACCCACGCTTTGTAATTCCAATGTAGCCGCGTCTCAACGGCTCACTTGTCTCATCCGTGAACCTGTCGTCCCTGTCATTGATCTTGAACCGGATGTGATAAATCGCATACTTCTGAATGGGCTGCTTGTCGTAGGCCAAGTGCAACGGGATGTCAACGCGCATGGCAATGTTTTCACTTATGTCAATTACAGCATCTTCAATTAAAGGCGGACTAGACAAAGCACATACCATCAGCCTTGAACTGCCGTCGCCATCTCTGATGATTGGTTCAGTTAATTGCAGAAACTTAGGCTGCTGCGTTGCCCTGTCCATCCAAAACACCACGCGGACGTGGATACCATCTTTGGCATCCACGCCCAATGGATGCGCCTTGGCTTGCTCCAAGGCGCTTTGAACCTTTTTGCATAGTTGCTTGTTTAAAAAGCAATACTCAAGGTTTTTCCATTTCATCTGACCCGTCCTTCCAAGCGATCAGCCACCAACTTAGCGTAGCCGGCAATATCTAGCCAGTGGTCAACCACATCAGGATTGCCGTTCACAATGCGGCCAATCTTGTGGATGATCATGTCCATGGCCTCGGCCTGATCATGTGCCAACGTCTTGTCACGATTGTTCAAGGCATTCAACACAACACGTTTCAACATCTGCATGACTTCAGCGCCCTCGATGAACTTGCCGTACTCCACGGCCCGAGCGTCAAGGGTTGCATCCACTTCGTCTTCGTACATCTCAATTCCCGTTTGCTTATGCTCTTGGGAATCTTCTGTTGCAAGCTCGTCCAACATTCCCATGTCTGCAAGCGCTTGGACGTAGTCCTGATCAGAGAATCCCAATTTCTTGGCAATCTCTAATTGGGTGCGATTTATTGTGTACCGTTTAGGTGCAGGAGCAAGCGTGGCCAACTGCTCAGACCTCTTGGGGAACACAAAGCCTTTCTTCTTCATTGTGTTACGCAGAACATAGATGGATTGTTTGGTCAGGCCAAACCGCACTGCTACCTCATTTGGTGCTGCAGCAGGATTACTCTGCATAAATGAGCGTGCGCGTGCGGTTTTTGTATTTTTACGTTTAGTGGCTTTCATATTGGACTTTCTTCATATTGCGATTGCTCGCGTTGGGTTGGTTTAGGAAAGAACTTTGGGTCAAGTCTTGTGAATGGCCACCACGCCATCAGTTGTTCTTGACTCAAAGGTTTTTGGGGCTCTTGGGACTGCAGCTTCTTTTGAATTGTTAAAGACTTCATAATATTTCTTAGGCATCGGTGCCTTCTTATCTAACAGGTTGCGCAGCCATTCCGCGCCACCTAATTGGTTGAGAATCATCCACTGTCTGTCAGACATCCTCACTTGTCTTCCGATCAGTGGCTCGGGTGGTTTTGGCCTTGGCATGTTGTATTAAATTCCTTGTCGTTACTCGTTTAGTCCAGCAGCAAGCGCAAATCCACTTTGCTGCACTCATTTGTATTCCACCTTCCGGTGGCCGCTTCTCCTCGCATTTATTACAAAGTTGTAATTGATGCACTGGTTGTTTGCTGCCCAATTGCAAGTGTTGATTTGTGAAGCTCATCTTCCATCTTCTTTCTTAAAAATTCTTGGTAATCCCCTTGGTATTTTCTCACCCCGAAGTGATCACACGTGTAAGCCACATCAACAAAGATCTTGAACCCCACGTCCGTTAGCTTCTTGCAAAGCTGCACATCCTCAGAAATCAATCCCCCGTCAATGATCTGCAGATCACAGATCAAGCGCCGAGGCTTGTCCTCAAAGTAAGGCGTCGATTGCTCCCAAACAGCCGTCATGGCCGCACGAGAAAGGCGCAAGAATCCAGTGCCAATGCACTCGACCTCTAGCAGATTCACATACGGGTTCCAACTGTGCTTCCAAGGGTCCTCAGGACGCAAGTTATAGCGTTCCTCATCCACCTTCATCGGAACAGGGACCCCCACAACATCCACGGGATGGTCAATCAGATCAAAGAAAGCCTGTGCGTCAAAGGATTGGTCCGAATCAATGAAAACAATGTCGTCCACCCCCGCGTCATAAGCTTCCCCAAACAGATTGCTTCTCGCCTTTTGCAGCAGCGCCTCACCCATCCAGAAGTTAAGATTCAACTCCAAGTCAGGCCTTTCCACCGCAGCGCGCTGAAAGATCACAGCCATCGTGACCGCAAAGTCACAGACAACCTTGCCGTCATAAGACGGGCAAAGAATGGCTACCTTGCGTTTAATCGGGCTCACGTTTTCATATTCCTGATATAGGCAGCGAAACTGCCCGTTGTGTCCGGCCCGAAAGCCTTCATCTTCTCAATCTCCTTGGCCACCTCTTCAAGGACCAAGTTGCGTTGCGTAGACAAGACCCATGGATCCTCTTCAAGCTGTTCAATGACCATCTGGCGCTTACGCCAACCCATGGCCTTCTCCCAAATGCTTAGTTCTTTCACGTTTTCTTCTCCTCAATGTTGTAAAACCAATCGTCGCCCGCGGACCACTTGCGTGTGCCATCCACTGTCCACAACCTCTGCGCTGCTTGGAAGTCAGGAAACTTCGTATCAGCAGGAACAAGACTCTGGTCATACCAGAGGCACCGGTTGTTGGGCTGACAGGCAAACTGCCCGTTGTCCAGAGCAATGAAGTTAAAGCTCTTGTGCTCCTCGGCCGTTTCTGTGAATCCAGTGTCCAAGTCCATGCCATCAGCACAGAAGTCCACAGTGAACAGATAGCGCCCGAAATGCCATTCCTTATCCTTGCCAAGGAACTTCACACCAAGATTGCGCAGGCCAATCTTTTCAATGATGGTGAATTGATAGCCCATGCAATCCCATAACTGCAGGGTGTCAATGGGCAAATTACCGTGGTCCGCGTGCCACACATAAGCATGAATCGGCAGCTTGTCGTACAGCGCCCCGTAATGCGGCAGCAGGGATTCAATCCTGAATACCTGACCGCGCAGCGCCTTCAAACTGACCCACACCGCCGGCTCCAACTCCCCATGGCCCTTGTGATCGTTGTACAGAAACTCACGTTTTACAAAACACTTCAGGGGCGGCAGGGATGCCACGATATAGCTCATGCTTGCTCCCTCGCTCGAATGGCGGTAGCAAGGGTTTCTGTACCACCATGCCAATCGCTCCAAGCTTCCACTACCTTGGCACACGCCTCACGCTCATGTTCTGCTACCAGTTTGGCAAAGTCATCTAATTCAACACAAATATCGAATGACTCCATGCCCACTTCTTTTGCCATACGAACAATGTCTTCTCTGGTCATTTTTCGGGCTCCTCATATTTGCTGCACTCTTCCAACCAAATAGGGTCAAAGTTCCACGGCCAATGGAACCAACCCTTCTGCGCTGCGCGCGCATTGCCAGAGATCAACGCCTTGGGCTCCAAGCACTGGATGTGATGCGTCATGGGCAAAGGATCATGGTTCACGCACTTGTGGCAGTTAGGCCGGTCCACCTGCGGTTTGTAGTCTTCAAGATTGCTCATCAAATTCGTCCTTTATCTTCTGACGATTGATCATGGCCTGCATGGGATCGATATCCCCCATCAGCACTTCAAGCAGCAGACGATCTATTGCCTTCAAGTGCTTTTCCAATGCCGCATTCTTGGTAACCATCTCACCGCATGCGGCAACATATGGCCGCAGGATCTCTACCTCGCGTTCTGCATTCATACAACGTTCCTCATCTCTTCAAAATAAATAGGTGCGTCCTGCTCAATCCGAAAAATCACATCCGGATGCAAAACCCCGCTCAAGTCCACATTACTGTTAGGCAAGAACACCGAAATCAACGTCCATACCTCAGGGTAGTCCGGCTCCAACTTCAAACCAGACATGGGCTCAACAGAACCAACCTCGGCCGGCTCATACTCAAAAAAGCATTTGAGCGCTAAACCCAACTCATCGCACTCGTACAAAAATTCATGCATTTGTTACCCCACAGTCAAAATTATTAGAAAACCCACAATCAACGACCCTAACGTCACAGGCCACAAGGGCACAGGACGATGGATCGAGGACCATCCCATCAAAGCTGCCTGAACAAGCTCCTCGGAACTCGTCATCTCAGGAGGCTTTGGCTGATACATCAAACCAATCTGCACCTTCCCCGTGTTAAATGGCGTCACGCGCCCGTTTGTGCTGCTTACAGAGGTGAATTCATGCGCATTAGTGATCATAAGAAGCTCCCATTTCCTTTTTGGTCTTTAACGCATCCTTATACGCCTGCTCAAAGCCTTCTAAAAAGACTTCAACAGGCACGTCTAATTCTGCAGTCAGAATGGCTGAGGAGACAAGGCACGCGTACCATGCCTGTGATGGTTTTACAAAAGTAGTTGAGCAGAAGTTAATCAAAGTCTGCGCATTGTCCATGATCTGTTCGATCTGTTTATCCGGTGTGTGTGGTAATTTACCCATGTCACTATCCTTTCTTTGTTAATGGTGTTTGTCTAAGTAGACAGGGTTATTATCATGCTTTTATCTAGTTAGGTCAATTACTTGGAATGTACTATTTCCTAGGGGTTTTCCCTTGGTTTTGGGGTTTTAGTGTGCTGCGCTATGGTACTGGGTGGATATACAGTGGTGGATTTGGGTGGGATGGGGGACCGAGGACCGAGGGTCAAAAAGGGTGAAAATGGCTCAAAAAGTAATACTAAGGTTTAGGTGCTATAGACCTTTTAGGGGTAAGGTATGTTTTTTTTTTTATTTTTGTGAGATTTGGCGTAATAGACGTAATGGTGTAAGAACTGAATGAAATCAATACGTTACGAGCATTCGGCAAATTACGTCTGGAGATTCAATGTAATATTTCTAGGGGGGCTCCGCGAGATGAAAAGTGAAAAAATAAAAACACACTACACCCTCCAAAAGTTCTATAGGGAGCCCTGATTGCTTTTGTTGGTTGACTCTTTGGGCGACACTCGTTATACTCGTGGTAGTTCTTTTACGGGAGTTAATGATGGTACACATTGATCAGGGAATAGCCCTGCCAACTAATCGATCCAAATACCCTTTTGGGGAAATGGAGGCGGGGGATAGCATTCTGTTTGGCGTGCGCAAGCAAGCTGAAAGCTGCAGAGTGGCTGCCCTTCGGTTTACCCGAGTGCATCAGCCTAAATGGGTGTTCACGTTGCGCAAGGTGGACAATGGTTGGCGTTTGTGGAGAATCAGCTAATGGCCAAGAAAGACGTTTGGAATGTTCCCCCTGTCATGCCTGACAAGGCACAGAAACGAATGTCTACTGAGGTGGCCCCGCTGCGGCAGCAGCGCAGGAAGCTAACAGCCAAGGAATGGACCTTTGTCACTGAGCTTGTGAGTGGCGATGGCCGCACCACAATGAAAGAGGCAGCCATCAGGGCGGGGTACAAGTCGTCCAGCGCTTCTGTGATGGCATGGAAGCTCACAAACCCTGATATCAACCCCCATGTGGTCTCTGCCATTCAGGCCTATCGTGCTGACTTGGCGTCCAAGTACAACACGTCCTATGAGCGCCATATGCGCGATTTGCAGATCATTCGCGATAAAGCCCTTGATGCCGGTGCATTTGCAGCAGCCGTCCAAGCAGAGTATCGTAGGGGCCAAGCCTTGGGAACGATCTATGTGGAGCGCAAAGAGATCCGCCACGGCACAATTGACAGCATGAGCAAGGAAGAGGTGCAGCGCAAGCTTGACGAGCTTAAAAAGCTGTATGGTGGGCCTCCACCCACTGCCTTGATCGATGCGGACACTGGAGTGGTGATTGAAAGTGCAGCAAGAGAAAAAGATCCCGAATTCGACGCGGGAGTGGAGCAGCCTCCGCTTGACATCTTTGAGCGAGGTTTGGGGGGATCAGATGACACCTGAAGCTAGATTTTCGGCTAGGGTGAAAGCCGGCCTTGTCAATTGCTCAATTGAACGCATTGAGAATCGGGTGAACCTTGGCATTCCTGACATGTTAGTTGGTGTCGGGGAATACTTTGTTTTGATGGAATTGAAAGTGGTGGCCAAGGGATTAAAAGTTGGGCTGCGTCCCCATCAAATTGCTTTCATGACTCGGCATGCTGCCAAGGATAGGCCTTGCTTTATTCTTGTGCTTGACATGGGTAATACACTACGCCCCTCGACCATTCGTTTGTATCAGGGGAGCGATGCTATGAAATTGGCTGCAGAGGGCATAAAGCTTGAACCCATTCGCTGTTGGCCATCGCGTGGCATGCCATGGGGGGAACTAGAGGAAACCCTAGGTTTAGTAAAATAAATGTAAAAAAGTGTTGCAAGGTACAAAAACCTTGCTATACTGGCGATGCCGGTGCTTGATCCGGTGCTTAGAAAGGATAGAGAGATGGCAGTTTATAAAATACGTCTTTGCCGAACAGCATATGCATTTACTACAGTAGACATTGAAGCAGTAAGTGCGGATGCTGCAGTGGATAGAGCATTAGACTATTCAGGGGATTACAGTTATTTGGAAAAAGATGCCGAATATTCAGTTGAAGCAGTAACCGAAACAGAAAGGATAGAGAAATGAAAACCTACAAAGTAGTTGCAGCAAGTACAAGCTACGTCTATTGCTTGGTCCAAGCAGAAGACGAGCAGCAAGCATGGGATAAGGCACGCGAAATCGATGGCGGTGATTTTGATGACGCGGGCTATGGCAGTTGGATCATTGACACTGTTGAAGAGGTGACAAAATGAAAGAATTATTAAGAGATATAGAAATGGGTTTGGTGCTTGCGGGGTATTACATTGAGGATCATTGGGGTGATCCAAATGAGCAATACGAAACAGATTGTAAAACCTTAGAAGAAGCACAGGCAGCATTTAAAAAATTACAGGAGATTGCAGAATGAAAAATTTAAGCTTTGATGAAGTGGCTTTCCTTGACGTTTATCAGCATGCCGTTGCTGTTGCTTCGCGTGCTGATGTAGTTCGCTTTTTATCTGCTGATCCGGACGAGCGCAGCAGCCGCGAATTTTGCGATTCGATGGACGATGTTTATTCGTCGATTGCTGATGCGTATGAGGTTTGGTTTTGCGCTTTGAAGCATGCCCGAACGAATAAAGGCATGACTGTTCGCACCTTGTCGGCTGCGCTCGCTAATTTGCCGCAAGATTTGCCCGTTTTGATTTGGGACGCCGGCACCCGTTTAGGGATTGCGCATATTGACGACAGTTTCATAGAAGACGAATACCCGCGCCTTGAGTTGAACACCGACCGCGACGATTAACCTAGAAAGGATAGAAAATGCCAATTTACAAATATGACGTGTGCTTTCCCAACTCCCAGAGTGTTGTTCGCTCTTTTCCTTCCCTTGTTCGCGCTCGTGACTTTATGCGCGTTATGTCGGCCGATGACTTGCCTTTTTTGGTGATGCCATGGGACGAAAACAGCAGTCCCTTAATTGTGCGACGCGTGAAAACCCCTAGAAAATATCACACACAAAAGGCCGTTAAAGTTGATATACTGGGCCCTTCATCAACAGAAAGGATAGAGAAATGTTAAAAACAGTCAGAATTAGCGCCAACAGCAAAACCGGCCCAATAGCAGTTACTTATCGCAGCGGCGAACATGAAACTTACGGCACGTGCCCCACAAGCTGCAGCCTTCACCCTAAAAGTGAAACCGGCACATCACAAATTGACAGTGAATATTTACAAGCTGTTTTTGACAGCGTGCCCCGTGGTGGTCAAGCTTGGACATATTCGCATTTTGCGGCCGAAGCGCTCCCGCTGCCGAAGCCAAATAAAACAGTGATAAACGCAAGCTGCGACACTACGGCCGAAGCAGTGCGCGCCGTAGAATTAGGCCGGCCCGCTGTGTATGCTGCGCCCCTAGAATCGGCCGATCAGTGGCCGCGTAAAATCCACGGCGTACAATTTGCCCGTTGCCCTGCTGAATTGGCCGACAATTTCAGCTGCCAACAGTGCGGCGGCGGCCGGCCATTGTGTGCACGTGGTGCGCGTGATTTTGTTGTTGTTTTTGTTGCCCATGGCACCGGTAAAAAGAAAGTGGGAACTGATGCGACCGGCGGCTGTTATGCTGCAAGCGGCCCGACAGCGATTCAATGGCACAACACTAGAAAAAACGGCGCTGCTAATGATGCTGCAGCGCTTCGCGAATTTGTGCGCACTCTCCCGCATGGATCTTTTTTGCGCCACCATATCGCGGGCGATTGTGGGCGGGAATTGGGGGCCCCTTGATCATTGCAATAATTCTTATTTTTTGGGCGCTGTGGTGGTTACTTGATCAATTTGAAAAATAATTGTAAATAAATCGTACAAAGTGTAAAAAGTATGTATAATTCAAGCACCGGCACAAAAAACCGGTTTTTATCAACTTAGAAAGGATAGCGTAATGGCACACATGATCGACACAACAACAGGCACAGCAGCAATTGCTTATTCAGGCCTTGCACCATGGCATAAGCTAGGGCAGCAATTGACAGCGGGCGCGACAATTCAGGAATGGACACAGCAAGCCGGTTTGGCTTATGACGTATTAGAGAGCCCTGTGTTATTCAACACACCGGCCACCAGTGCTCCGCAAGCTTGGCCTGATAGAAAGGTTTTGCATAGAAGCGATACCGGCGCGCCGTTAGCTGTAGTCTCACAGGGCTATAACGTAGTGCAGCCGGCCGAAGTAATGGGGTTTTTTAGTAAGCTTGTGGATCTTGGCGGGTTCACAATGGAGACGGCCGGCGCGTTAAGTTATGGCCGGAGGGTTTGGGCCTTGGCTAAGGTTAACGAGGGGGCCGATATCGTAGAGGGTGACACAGTGCGCCCTTATGTTTTGCTTGGCACGTCATACGATGGAACCATGGCCACAATAGCCAAGTTCACCAGTGTTCGCGTGGTGTGCAATAACACAATCACAGCAGCAGTGAATAACAGTGAATCGCAAATTAGGGTTTTACATTCTGAGCGTTTTAATGCGGACGATGTCCGGCTGCAGCTTGGAATTGTCGCGAATCAGTGGGAGCGGTTTCTAGTTCAATCCCGCAAATTGGCCGGTGAAAGTATGACGGCCGAACAGGCGGACGATTTTGTAACCGAATTATTAAAGCCCTATCACACCGGCAAAATCGAAATTAAAGACAGTCGCGCATTCAAGCGAATCATTGAATTATTTAATGGGCGCGCTATCGGTTCCAACATTGTGGGCGTGGCCGGCACGCGGTGGGCGGCCTTAAATGCGGTCACTGAATTAGTAGATCATGAGCGCGGACGATCTGATAATACCCGCATTGAATCTGCTTGGTTTGGAACCGGTGCGGCCCTTAAAAATAGAGCTTTAGAACTACTGTCCGCTTAACCAGTGCAATTAGCCGACCGGCCCGATGGTTTTTCACTCTCGGCCGGTTGGTTTTTTGTGCTTATCGGTTGGTTAATGAATACCCTATAAACTAGGCCCTCGGCCCCTGCCGCTCAACGCGTCAATCGTGGCGCTTGGCCCGCGTCGCTTGCGTCGCGGGCCTTGGTTTTTGTTCTTTGGGCCGTGGCCCATGGCCCGCGGGCCGTTAGGCGCGCGGGTTTTTTCTCTGCAGCCGGTTTTGTTTTCTTTGATTTTTTCCCTTGAATGGTGGTGGCGGGGGTGGGTGGGCCCGCTGATCTTTTTTGTTTTATTTGTTGCAAAGTGCTGGCGCGGTGGTATACTGTGTGCTCAACTTAGAAAGGATAGAGAGATGACCGATCAGGAAAAAATTGATTTGCTTGGCGAGGCCTTGAACAATCTTATGCAGTCCGCTGACACTTACATTGTCGATGGATCTTGGATTGATGAATTGACCCTTGACATTGAAAATGCTCGGGCTTTGCTTAAGAGAATGACAAATTGCATTATTCAAATGAGACATGACCTTGCTGAAGAGGGCTATTCTGTCCCTGCTTCGCGGACCTTCAGCAATTACGACACACTGGACGATGACCTTTACATTTCTGCCGATGAATTGAAAGGCGCAACGTTTGGCGACGATCCCGCTGATCCCGACGATCACCCGTTTTGCTATCTTCAATTGAAGGACGGCCGGTCCCTGTATTTCATAGGGGCTGATCTAGACTTTATTTATAAATTAAAGATTGTACAAACAGAGTAAAACAGTGCTATAATTCAACTATCTAATCGGCCGATTAGATACAACCTTAGAAAGAAGAGAGAACGCAATGAGCAACCCAGTAACACCCTTTCGTAATAACCTGTTTGGTTCACGTCCCACAATCCAAGAAGCTTTGGATTATGCGGAGATGCTGATCAATACTTTAAGTTCCACGGATCAAGTGGCCGTCCGGACTGCCTTTGGTGTTTTGATAAACACCATCGACAACAAGGTGACCAACACCCCCGAGCGAATTGCAGTGGTCCAACTGATCAGTTCCATTATCAATGAGCAATTGAATGTCACAACAAATGACATCGATGAGCAGATCAGCAACTGGATGAACAGTAATTTAAAAGAGCGGATCATGGACATCATGGCCGATGACGACATCGATGACCAGATCAGCAACTGGATGTCAAACAACTTTGACATCACAGATTACAACGTGGATGATGCAATTGAATCTTGGATGGATAACAACATAGACGAAAAGATTCAAGACGCAATAAGTAATATTGAATTCAGTGTTACTGTTAAATAATCCGTGATATAATTCATGCACTGGACCAGCCGGTCCAGTGCAACTTAAACCCTAGAAAGAAGAGAGAACATCATGACTAAAGTCATCACAATTGATAGCAACCGTTACGTGTTACCAACTGAAATGTCCAACAAGGACATTCAAGCTCTGGCCGGTTTCCTGATCACTCTAACCAGAGTGGACTATGAGTGGATGTATGGCCAAGGCGATAGCCTTTACTTTCCGAACGAAGGCGCGAAAGTCAGCATAGACCAGTTGGATCTGGTCAGCAAAGAAGAAGCAAAGACCAGAGCGAACACGGCCCGCGAAGTTTATCAGGCCAAGAAGGATGAAGAAGAAAGGGCCAAGGCCGGTGACCTGATCGGCCTACACGTGAACCAGTAAGCGCTGGTCTAGGTTGTATGTACATACAACCTAGAAATCACAAACCCGAAGGCAGCCGACTGGCTGCCTTTTTTGTCAGCCGTTACTCTACCCTACAGGGTAGAGTATCACAGGGCCCTAGGGCCCTGTAGCCTTACCACACTATCCTTACGCGCGCCTTACACTTTCCCTTTTTTTATTATTCTTCCCTCATGGTGGTGGCGGGGGTGGGTGGGCCCGCCTGTTCCTCTGTTGTCTATGTATGGGGTTACATTCTTAACTAGGGGGAGGGCCATAAACAGCCCAGTTCACTCAGGCTAAACCTTCGCCCTGTTTCTGCCAAATTTCAAACCTTTTTAAACTTGGTCTCCTCAAAAGACCCCCCCTTGTTGTTTTAAATGCAATCAGGGGTTATATTTATGCAAATTTCAAAACGTGGCCTATGCACTCTATAAAACCCGATGACGTCCAAGAAGAACAGCTTCGCTTGGAGCTTCGCCTCAAACTTCTTGAAGCGCAGGAGCGTGCAACCACTGACTTTCTCAGCTTCTGCCAGTACGTCTGGCCCGAGATGCTCGTTGGGGAGCACCACAAACGTATTGCCAAAGCCCTTGATCGTGTGATCTCTGGCGAGTGCAAACGCCTGATGATTGCGATGCCTCCTCGTCATGGCAAGTCACAGCTTGGGAGCTACTTGTTTCCGGCGTATCTTATGGGTAGAAACCCTGACACTAAACTTATTGTCGGCTCCCACACGGCTGAACTAGCGCAGCGTTTTGGCCGGATGATTCGTAATCTGGTTGACGACGAGAAATACAAAGAGTTGTTCCCAAAGATGGCCTTGTCCGTGGACAGTAAAGCGGCGGGCAGATGGAACACGGCCCAAGGCGGTGAAGCGTTCTTCATTGGTAAGGGCGGTGCGATGACGGGCCGTGGTGGTAATGTTGTTGTGCTGGATGATATTTTGGACGAGCAGGATGCTGTGTCTGAAACTGCGATGGAGAACACGTGGGAGTGGTACACGTCCGGTCCTCGTCAGCGTTTGCAACCGGGTGGCGCGATCATTGTGATTAATACGCGTTGGAAGACAGACGATCTGTCTGGCCGCTTGCTCAAGCAGCAGGGCTATTTGAAGTCAGACCAGTGGGAAGTTCTGGAGTTCCCAGCTATTTTGCCGTCCGGAAAACCCCTGTGGCCCGACTATTGGAGCCTTGACGAGTTAGAGAAAGTCAAGGTATCCATTGGCTTGAAGAAGTGGAATGCCCAGTGGCAGCAGCAACCAACGAATGATGAGGGTGCAATCCTGAAGCGTAACTGGTGGCGCAAGTGGAAGTACGATGATCCACCAGAGTGTGAGTATCTGATTCAGGTATACGATACGGCGTACTCAAAGAAAGAGACTGCTGACTTCTCTGTTATCAGTACGTGGGGCGTGTTTTATCCTGATGCTGATTCTGGAGCCAATCTGATGCTGCTTAATGTGCGCAAAGGCCGTTGGGACTTTCCTGAGCTAAAGCGCATGGCCAAGGATGAATACATGTATTGGAAGCCTGATAATGTTTTGATTGAGGCGAAAGCTACTGGCACACCATTGCAGCAGGAACTGCGTAAGATGGGCATTCCTGTCACGATGTTCTCGCCCGGCGGTCGCCGCTCTGGTCAGGACAAGGTATCCCGCGCCAATGCCGTGGCCCCGCTTCTTGAATCAGGCATGATCTGGTATCCTGAGGGTAAGGAGTGGGCCGAGGACCTTGTAGAGGAATGCGCGGCTTTTCCTAACGGGAACAATGACGACCAAGTGGATACTGCGGTGATGGCTTGGACAAGATTTCGTGCTGGTAACTTTATTGCGTTGGACACGGACGACGATACGGAAGACGAGCCTGATACAACACCGGTTGAGTATTATTGAAATGCCGCATAAAATGTCTTGAATATTTGATCAAGGACCTCGGACCATGGCCCAACAGACGTTTGAAGAGTTAGTTGCTGCTGTAAAGCAAGCGGAGAGCCGCGGCAAGCGCTACAAAGATGACGGTAAAACTCTGACCACCAGTCCCAAGGGTGCCCTTGGTGAGATGCAGGTCATGCCCAAGACTATTCTTGATCCCGGCTTTGGTGTAACCCCTGCTAAGGATAAGTCCCCTGATGAGATTGCAAGGGTCGGCGTAGATTACTTGCAGGCCATGAAGCAGAAGTATGGCGATACAGAAAAGGCTTTGATTGCGTATAACTGGGGACCGGGCTCCACGGACAGGTGGTTAGCTTCTGGTGCTGACCCAAAGAAGTTGCCGGCGGAAACCCGCACTTATGTAGAGCGTGTCAAGGGATTCCTTGGCAAGGATGTTCCACGTGAAACAATGGCAAAAAAAGACCGTGAGCCGTTGCCCCCATCGCTGCCCCCAATGGCACAAGCGGAACCAAAAACAACAACTGTGGCAAGTGCCAGCAAAGGCATACCGGACATTAAGAACATGCCCGCCAGCTATCAAGCCGCTTTTGCTTTAGCCGCCTTGGCAGATGCCAAGGATGATGAGAAGGAATTTGACGAGAACAAAGAAACCGAAGCTGAAAAGCTGATGCAGGATTACAAGCCTGTCAATTATTTGGCTTCTTTGGAGTTGGATGTCAAGCCGGTCATGATGAAGGACGGTGGGGAAGTGGACGCGGAGGAGAAGCGCCCTGATGACATCAATTACTTTAGCAATGTCAATCGGATGAAGGACCGCGGAACGACAACAGATTCCGTGATGCTCGGCGCGCGGACCAAGGCTGGTGAAGGTTCTGTCATTGCTGGTCTGAACATGGCCAACATGAGCAAAGACGAGAAGATGCAGACGGCGCGTGCTTTGATGTTGGCGTATACGCAGCAGGATCCTGAAGGTTTGGGGTTTAGTGCAAATGTTGTCAAGCCCCAAGGCGCTCCGGCCATGGCTAATTTGATGGGATCACTTCCTGTGGGTGAGGGCCGTGTATCGGCGGGTGTGCATGGTAATCAGGCGTATTCGTTGGGATACAACCGCCCTGTTGAGGGTGGTCAGTTCAGTGCAGACTTGAATGTTCCACGTGGAACAATGGGTTCTCCCCAGTTAAACCTGCGGTATGACAAGCGGTTTGCCAAAGGTGGCGACGTATCCAGTGTTAACAGAAGTTTTGAAGAGGAAGAGGATGTAAGCAAGCCGTTTATTGGCAATCCTAATATTAGCAGACAGGTTGGGCAAGCAAGAAGAAATGCTGCAATCCAAAAAGCCAGCTATCGTGATGAAGTAGCCGAAGCAAAAGATACCGCACGCAAGGGCGAGGCGTATCAAGAGCTTGAGAAATACTTGCAATCGCGGGATGCAGTCCCCAACGTAAAGGTAACAAGCTACTTGCCTGAAGGCACTCACGGAATGTTTTCTTCGGATAGACCAAACATTACCACGGGTAGCATAAAAATTAACAAAAACCTGCCTGAAATGTTTATGCCTTCAACAATAGCGCATGAAATGACACATGCTGCAGACAGGCAGATGGAACAGCAGGCAATGGAGCAGGGCCTGTTTGGCAAGAGCAATCAATTTACTGAAGCCTACAAAAAAATGGTAGGTAAAGAGGGTAGAAACCGCACACAACTTCTGCGTAAGCGTTACCCAGAGTTTGAAGAAGACAATCGGTACTACCGGTCAAGGCCAGATGAAGTTGCAGCGCACGGTATAGGCGCTTATTCCGGTCCAGTTATGCAAGACAGCGCGCCGCGGCACGTGGATGCTACTGCTGCAACGGAGTTACGTATCCTGATGGACCTTGCGCAAAGGAACGTGGACAAAGGACCAACTGGTTTAGGCAAAATCCTGCCGTTTTTTAGAAAACTTGAAAGTTACGCAGACGGCGGTGAGGTGTACCGTGCAGACGGAAGCCCCCCAACAGGCGAGCGCAAGTTAGACCGTGAAACAATGGATATGTTGCGCAGGCAAGGTACATCTCCTGCGTCATTAACACGAGTGGCTCCTCCTGCTGACATAAGTTCTTCTGCGGCAGGTTTGCCCGGATTGATGTTGCTTGCCGATCCACGCATTGACAATACCAACGCGTATGGTTACGTGTTGGATAGCAGTGATGACAAAAAAAACTTTGGCATGGCTCAGGCAATGTTTTTAAACAAAAGCAGATCAGAAGATTATCCCGATACGATTGCACATGAAACAGAACATTTGTTGGCACGTCAGAATTTGGGATCTGCGGCCAGTATTAATAGTAAGTTTGATGAGTTGATAGGAAATAAGGGCATTTCTCGTCTTAACTTTGTTAGAGACGCCGTTAAAGCAGCCCCTTATTTAAAAGAAAAATACGACTTGCAATCTAGCTATCTTGATCCAAAAATGTTTGAGTATCAATCCAAATTTGGTTTGGGCAAGAACCTTTTGTATGAACAATTGGCTTCTTTAGCTGCTTTGGAGCAGCGCCACAAAATAGATTTGACCAAAGATCCGGAGTTGCGCAAGACTTTGTTCTCTCGGCCCGATGTCCGCGAGACATATAACGCCCTCACTGGTCTGCGTCAAACGCGCCTAGACCCACGGGACTTGCCTCCACACACACGCGTGCCTGAACCCGGCATGTTGGATGCTATTAAAGGGGTGTTTAAGCGTGCCGATGGTGGCATGGTGTACCGTGCAGACGGCAGTCCAGAGACGGGTGAGCAGTTGACCCCGCAACAGATGGAAAGAATCGCGGCCCAAGAATCAGCAGAGCGTGAAGCGGCAAGCAATGCTGCTTTTATTGCGCAGAAGTCTGGTATTGGTCGCAAAGCAGGCCCTGTTTCTCAGGCTTTGCAGTCTGGTCAGGGGCAGATAGAGTTCCTTAAAGGCATGACCAACGTACCGCAGAATATTTTGGGTGCGCCGATGGATATTTCCAACATGATTGCCAACGTATATGGCGGTGGTGTTGAGAAACCGTTCATGGGCAGTGAGTATCTGAAGGAAAAATCACGGGCCGCGGGCCTAGGATTTACCCCATCTACTGATCCAACCCTAGCCGGCTTCTATGGTGCGGGTGATCTAGGCAGCAATCTTGTTAATCCAGCTGGCGTTACGCGCGCGGGCGTGAAGGCTGCGGAGAAAACAGGGGAAGCAGCCAAGATGTTGGCCCGTGATTTCCAAGGCTACAACCAGCAGTTGGCTGTTCCCGGTGCTTCGTATGCAATCCGCAATCGTGGTACGCCGTTTTTGAATACACCTGAACAATTTGATCACATGGGGAAAGTAGAACGGGGAGCAATGGGTGAGGCGGATGACTACGCAAATTGGTTATCCCGTACTTTTGCTCATGGGCAGCCAGCATTAAAAACTTGGCTACGAGATAAAGTAGGGGCATATTTGCGCCGTGACTTTGGAACTGAAAGCGACCAGATGGTTCAAGCTGCGGACCAAGGCAAAAAACTGCACTTTATGTCGCCTAAGCTGACAGAAAACGTACCTCATCAATTAGGTACAGACATTGGTCTTTCTCGGGAACTTGAAGGGTTTCCAAAAGCAGGATTTGCAAAAACACCGCAAGGACAAAAGGTAGAAGAGGTCATTGACTCTACAATTTATCCGCTTCAATTGCAGGACATTAATACCTCTGGTCTGTCATACAAAGTTCCAAAAAGCATGCAACAGTTTGTGGATACCAATCCTGAGATGCGTGTAAGTCAAATGGGGCCTATTGATGAAAACCTGAAGCTTGACGAGTTGGCTCAGGCGATGGAAAAGATGTTTAAGGAAAAAGAATTTAAGGCGTATGGAGAAACTGCTCCAATGCCTAAAGAGTACATTTTGACAGATGAAACTTTGCAGGGATTGACGCCTGCGCAAGCATCCAACCGCGTAGCAAACAAAATGGCATGGGTTGAGAAAAAACGTGGCGAGTTAGCAGGCGTTGCGATTTCTAAAGATCCGCAGATCGTAAGCCACAGTTATGACAACGGTAACAAGTGGATTAGTCCTGCTGATTTAGCCGACAATCCAAACCACGCAGAGATGGTAAAAGACATTGGTTGCGCGGGGGGATGGTGCACAGACAAGGCTAATTTTGCTTTGGACTACGGTTCTGGTGAAAATAGACTGAACATTTTGTTGGATAAGAAGTTTGAGCCACGTGTGCAGCTTACTTTAAACCAACCACAGCCTTCAGTTGCTGAATTTGCCAAGTACATATACTTGACGAATAACGACAGTTCTGTATTAGATGAAATGGCTAAGTCAGCATATGGCTGGTACACTGCAGCGGATGCTAAGATTGAAGCCAAAGTTAGGGCCATGCCTGAGTATCAGCAATATGTTAAACAATACCAACCAGAAAAAAGCATTACAGAAATTAAAGGCCAGTTTAACAATTCGGATTTAACAAAATCACCATACCTTAAACAGGTTCAAGATTTTGTTAAACGTCAAGGCACGGATCTACAACGCGTAGACAATTTAGGCGGCATTAACATGGTGGACATGCGTAATACCGTGGATTTTTCTGATTACGGGGTTTCAAGAAAAAATCTATCAAAAGAAGAGTTTGGCGCATACACTGATTTATTTAATAAAAAACTTGTAGAACTTAACGGTAACTCTTATTTTGTAGACAAAGATAGACTGCCTGATTTGATTAAAACAGTTCGCGAAACCATACCAACCAACAAGGCGCGCCAAATCCAAATGAATTTATTTGGACTCCCCAAAGAAAAGGCGCATGGGGGTATGATCGAGCGCCAGCCCAACGATAACCGCAGATATCTGTAAGGACACAACATGCCAATTGAAAAGAACATGACAATCGACGACTTGCCTGAGGGCGATGTCGCCGTTGAGATGGAAGATGAGTTGCCTTCAGATATTGACATTGAGTTTGATACAGAAACCGGTGAAGTTGTTGTAAACATTGGCGCAGAAGACGACGATGTTGCCTATGACAGCAACTTAGCCGAGATCATTGAGCCTGATGTCTTGCAGCTTATCTCTTCTGACTTGATGTCGTTGTTTGATGCTGACAAGTCTTCACGCAAAGAGTGGGAAGAGCAGTACAGCAAAGGCATGAAGATGCTGGGCTTCACGTTTGAAGAGCGTACCAAGCCGTTCAAGGGCGCGTGCGGCGTGCAGCACCCACTTTTGACAGAGAGTATTGTTCAGTTCCAAGCACAAGCGCTCAAGGAACTGATGCCCGCGGGCGGGCCCGTGCGCACGCAGGTGCTGGGCAAAGAGACACGTGAGAAGTTGATGCAAGCGGACCGCGTGCGTGACTTCATGAACTATCAGATCACGACAGTGATGGAAGAGTACACGCCTGACTTTGATCAGTTGCTGTTCTATGTTGGCTTTGGTGGCTCGGCATTCAAGAAAGTTTATTACGACGAGACCAAGGGCCGCATGGTAAGCGCTTTGGTGCTGCCAGATAATCTGTATATACCGTATACCGGCTCATCTGTGATGAGCGAATGCCAGCGGATCACGCACCGCGTTCCGATGTCCACCAACGATTACCGCAAAGCAGTGATCCGTGGTCAGTATTTGGATACAGCGCAGATGACGACTGCTGCAGAGACAGGCCAGAGCATTATCAAGAAGGAAACAGACCGCACTACGGGTGTTGACCCTACTGGTGTGGAAGAAGAGATCTGTTTGCTGGAGTTCTTGGTTGATTTGGACATCCGCGGCTTTGAGCACAAGGATGAAGACGGCGAAGAGACAGGCATCAAGCTGCCGTACATCGTCACAATTGACGAGATCTCTCAGTCTGTTGTGGGTGTGCGCCGTAACTGGAAAGAGGGCGATCCTCTGTTTGCGCGCAAGCAGTACTACGTGCATTATTTGCTGGTCCAAGGCCCCGGAGCGTATGGCTTGGGCTTCTTGCACTTGGTTGGTGGCCTTACGAAGACAGCTACCTCTGCTTTGCAGCAATTGGTGGACGCTGGAACGCTGGCTAACCTGCCTGCAGGCTTTAAAGCCAAGGGCGCGCGCATTGCAAACGACGATACACCTTTGTCGCCCGGTGAGTTCCGCGACATGGACGCTGGTGGTGCGGAGTTGTCTGCATCCTTGTTGCCATTACCGTACAAAGAGCCAAGTCAGACCTTGTTTGCACTGCTAGGTTTCTGCGTAGACGCTGGTCGCCGTTTGGCAAGCATTACCGACATGCAAGTTGGTGACAGCAACCAGAATGCTGCGGTGGGAACAACGATTGCGTTGCTTGAAAAAGGCAGTGCGGTTATGTCTGCAATTCACAAACGTTTGCATTACAGCCAGCGCATGGAATTTCAATTGCTGGCCAAAGGTTTTGCCGACTATTTGCCTGCTGAGTACCCATACGATGTGCCCGGCGAGAGCCGCAGGATCAAGGCACGTGACTTTGATGACCGCATCGATGTCTTGCCTGTCTCTGACCCTAACATCTTCTCTGTTGCCCAGCGTATCACGATGGCGCAGACGCAGTTGCAACTGGCGCAGAGCGCACCGCAGATGCACAACATGTATGAGGCCTATCGCCGCATGTATGAAGCCATTGGTGTGCGGGATATCGACACCATTTTGAACACACAGCAGGTAGATAAGCCAAAGGATCCTGCAAGCGAGAACGCACAGGCGCTTGATGGTTCACCACTCAAAGCTTTTGCCGGCCAGCAGCACGATGCACACATCCTGACCCATATCTTATTTGGTATGAGCCCGATGATGCAGGGTATGCCTAACGTGGCGGTTACTTTGCAGAAACACATCTTTGATCACATCCGTTTGAAGGCGGAAGAAGAGGTGGAAGCGGAGTTGTTCCAGCAGTACGGCACAGATCCTGACCAACTTATTTCATCTTTGCAGCGTGAGGCGATGATTGCAATCAAGGTTGCGCAAGGTTTCCAAGAGGTCAAGGCCTTGCAGAACCAATTGATGGGCCCACAGACCGATCCGCTGGTTGAATTGAAGAAACAAGAGCTTGGACAAAGCGCTCAACGCGATCAGGCTAAGCTGCAGATGGATCAACAACGCCTTGGCCTTGATCAACAGAAGGAACAGGCCGATGTTCAGTTTGATACTGCACGTTTAGCACTGCAACAACAGGCTGCTGCACAGAAGAATTCTCAAGATGCCATACGAAATGCCCAACAAGGAGCAAAAAATGCAAACCAAAGCAGCAAAAAAGACTAAAAAAGAGCCTAAAGAGATGTCTGGGTCACCAAAAAGTGTAAAAACACCACAAAATGACCCACGCGTAACGTATGTTTACCGAAAAGATGCATTCAAAAAGGTAAAATTAGCGTAAAAGTGTGCATAATAGCCACGTAACCTTCGGACAGGGGTCTATCTGTCTGCTTCATTGGAGTTATCCATGCTTGAATTTGCAGAGAAAGTCATATTTGCCATTCGCAGGCTTGAAAACGAGACTAAAGACTTCGTTAGCAGCGGCAATGTCAAATCGATGGAGCAGTACAAACATTTGATGGGCCGGTTAGAGGGTTATGCGTTTGTTCAGGAAGCCATACAGGATGTCTTGAACAAGAACTCTGATCTATAAAGGACCAAACAGATGGAAATGACTGCATTAGAGAAGCGATGGGCTGAAGAAGCGGTTGAAAAAGCCGCCTTTGAAGCCGCTCTTGTTGAGGCTGCCAAGATTGAAGAGGCAGAAGAAGAGCAACGCATCGAAAACATCAGGGAACACCTTCCACAGCCCACAGGTTGGCGGATTGTTGTTTTGCCCTACAGAGGCGCTAAGAAAACCAAGGGCGGCATTGAATTAGCCGAAGAAACCTTGGAACGACAGCAACTCACTACCACTTGCGCATACGTTTTGGCCGTTGGCCCACTCGCTTACAAAGACACCGACAAGTTTCCGGACGGTCCTTGGTGTAAAGAAGGCGATTGGATCATTTTTGGTCGGTACGCTGGCGCACGTATGGGCATTGATGGCGGAGAGATCCGTATTCTCAATGATGACGAAATTCTGGCCCGTGTTAAGGACCCAGAAGACATTCTGCACATGTAAGGAAGCATATGACACAAGTAATGAACGATTCGCAGCTTGAGTTTGACCTCGGGGCAGATGAAAAGGCTACAGATGTAACCTTTGACAGACCTGAAGGCGACGAAAGCCCTGCAATGCCTGAGCCAGAGGCTAAGATATTCCAAAAACCTGAAGTTGATTCTGCTCCTAAAAACGAGTTGGATGAGATTAGTGAAGGTGTTCAAAAACGCATCTCTAAACTCACCGCGCGCATGCGCGAGGCCGAGCGCCGTGAGCAGGCAGCCCTTGAGTACGCTAAAGGATTGCAGAACCAGACGCAGAACCTCCAGCAAAAGCTTGTGCAGACGGATTACAGCCGTCTGAACGAAGCTAAAACCCGTTTGGAGACCCAACAGGTCCAGTTGCGCCAAATCATTGCCAAAGCGCGGGAAGAGAACGACATCAACACTGAGTTAGAAGCGCAAGAGCGCTTGTCTGCCTTGGTGGGTGAGCAGCGTCAAGTAGCAGGTTGGTTGCAGTCGCAGCAAGAAGTTGTTCAACAGCAACAATACCAACAAGCACAACCAGCCACTGCTCAGCAACCTCAACGTCCCGCACCCAGCCCTCGTGCAGAGGAATGGGCAGAACAAAACTCGTGGTTTGGACAAGACCGCGTGATGACTTATGCTGCGTGGGGCATACACCAAACACTTGTTGAACAAGAAGGTGTTGACCCAAGTTCAGATGAGTACTATACTGAACTTGACAAACGAGTTAGGAATACTTTTCCAGACAAGTTTAAAGACCAATCCAGACAACAGCGTTCCGCGCCTGCTGTTGCCCCTGCCGCCCGTAGTTCGGGAATAAATAGTGCGCGCCGTACTGTCCGGCTTTCGCCGAGTCAGGTTGCTATAGCAAAAAAACTGGGCGTTCCTCTTGAAGAGTATGCCAAGTATGTTAAGGAGTGAAACAATGACTAAAGTTACTATCGACAAAGCCCCCCGCGCAACCCGCGATACGGAAAAGCGTCGCCGTCCTTGGACCCCTCCCTCACGTCTTGACGCGCCTCCTGCCCCCGAAGGGTTTAAGCATCGTTGGATCCGTGCCGAAGTGAATGGCCATCTGGATAAACAAAACGTCTACGGACGTCTTCGTGAGGGCTATGAACTAGTCCGTCTTGAAGAGTTGCCAGAAGAATATCAAGGCATGATGCCTACCGTTGATGACGGTAAGCATGCTGGAGTGGTTTCTGTAGGTGGACTTTTGCTTGCAAGAGTTCCCGATGAGACTATTGCAGAGCGCAACGAGTATTACCGCCGTAAGGCTCAGGAACAGTTACACGCTGTTGACAACGAGATGATGCGAGAGAACGCACACTCTACAATGCGGATTCAGAGCCCCGAGAGGAGCTCGCGCACAACATTCCGTCAACAATAAAACGTTGATACTTTAAATTTTTGTAGGAGCTACAAATGGCAAACGTTAATAAGCCTTTTGGTTTGCGTCCCATTGGTAACCTATCTGCTACTGGAGCCCAGAAGCAGTATGGCTATCAAATTCAGGATAACCAAGCCGGAGCAATTTTCCAAGGCGATTTAGTTGTCGTATACGACGGCTACATCATTAAGTATGACGCATCCACGCACACCGCCCCCACAGGCGTGTTCAACGGTTGCCAGTACTATGACCCAACCCGTGCGGGCAAGCCCACATGGAAAAACTTCTACCCCGGTAGCGTCGATATCACTTCAGGCATCATTGCTTGCGAAGTGTTAGATGATCCTAACCAACTGTTCTTGATCCAAGCTGCGGGTACTATTACTCAAGCTGATATCGGTAAGAATGCTGATCCTACTGCTTCCACAACTGGTAGCACAACGACTGGTGTTTCTAACGGTACATTGGGCACTCCCGCGAAGACTGCTGCATTGACTATGAAAATTGTTGGTTTGAGCGAGCAAGCTGACAACGAATTGGGTCAATACGCTGTGGTTGTTGTTAAACTTAATCAACACCAGTACGGTAGTACAGGCGTTGCTGCTGATGGAGCATAAATCATGGCAATTACCCGTTCCCAACTAGTAAAAGAACTTGAGCCCGGCCTGAACGCATTGTTCGGCTTAGAGTACAAGCGTTACGAAAACGAGCACGAGCAGATCTTCTCTATCGAGACTTCTGACCGTGCATTTGAAGAAGAGGTCATGTTGACTGGCTTCGGTTCTGCTCCAGTGAAAACTGAGGGTGCCGGCGTTCAGTACGACACAGCACTGGAATCCTTCACAGCCCGCTACACACACGAAACCGTTGCTATGGCTTTCGCGTTGACAGAGGAAGCTGTGGAAGATAACTTGTATGACCGCTTGTCAGGTCGTTACACCAAGGCTATGGCTCGTTCAATGAGCTTCACAAAGCAAGTAAAAGCTGCTTCTGTGTTGAACAACGGTTTCACTGGCGGCAACTATGCCGGCGGCGACGGCGTTGCATTGTTCTCTACAGCCCACCCAACTGCTTTGTCTTCCAACTATGCAAACACTCCCGCAGTGGCTGCAGACTTGAACGAGACATCGTTGGAGCAAGCCTTGATTGACATCGCAGCGTTTATCGACGAGCGTGGCTTGAAGGTCGCTTTGACTGGCCGCAAGATGATTGTTCCTAAGGAACTGCAGTTCACTGCAGAGCGCCTGATGAAGAGCACTTTGCGTACTGGCACTGCTGACAATGATGTCAACGCCATCAAGTCTATGGGCATGCTCCCAGAAGGCTACTCTGTCAACCACTACCTGACAGACGTCAACGCTTGGTTCATCATCACTGATGCACCTAACGGCTTGAAAATGTTCGAGCGCTCACCTATCAAGACAGCCTTTGAAGGCGACTTTGACACAGGTAACGTTCGTTACAAGGCTCGTGAGCGTTACAGCTTCGGTTGGTCTGACCCACGTGGCGCTTACGGTTCGCCCGGCGCTTAATATTTCTTCGGAAATATGTGAAGGGGGCCTTGTGCCCCCTTTTCTTTTGTTGTATATTGCATTCACTCCGGGCCTATCCGGTGCATCAAACAGTCCCGGCTGACGACATACAGATTGATGCGCCTAACTTGTATGTAAGGAAAAATCATGGCAAATACCACGTTTAATGGACCAGTTCGTTCCGTAAATGGTTTTCAAGACATTTCTATTAGTGCCACCACTGGCGCAGTCACCGTTGACGCTACATTTGGTGCTACCACCAGCGTAACCAACTTGACTACCACAAATCTGGTTTTCACTGATCAGAATCACCCTAGCACTGCTGCAATCAACGCTACTGGCACCGCCACTGCTGCTCAAGTTGCAACTGGCTACATCACTTCTACTTCTGCATCTCCTACAACAATCACGTTGCCTACAGGCACATTGTTGGGCGCAGCTATTAGCGCGGTTCGCGGTACTGTGTTGGAGTTGTATGTTGACAACACTGCTGGTGCAAGCACAGTGACTATCGCTGTTGCAACCAATGGTATTTTGTCTAGCGCTGCTGCTGATACAGCAGGCAGCTTTGGTGACTTGACAATTGCATCAGGTGCAACTGGCCTTGCCCGTTTCACTATCATGTTCTCCAGCGCAACGGCCTACGTGTTCACCCGTACTGCTTAATTGATCTAGGGGGCCTCGACCCCCGTTTACAAGGAGATTAATTATGGGTTTTCAATATGACGTAAAAGCGAAGACGATGGCTACTACTGCTGCCACCGGCATTGGTCAGCCTCGCGCGCGTATCAAAGCAGTCTACTTTGTTGCGGGGACCGCGGGCTACATCTCTTTTACAGATGGTGGCTCGGGCGGTGTAGAACGACTCCGTATTGCTGCTCCGGCCAGCACGGCAGGAAACGGCTCTACTTCTGTTTTAATTCCCGGAGACGGAATTGTCTTTTTAGATGATCCCTATTTAACAATCAGTGGCCCTTCTTCGGTCACATTCTTCTACGGATAAGGAGTCCAAAATGGGACGAGCAGCAAAAATGGCAGATGATCAATACCAAGGCGAAGTTCAGCCCGGTGCACAGAAACAAGACATGGCTAAAGGTGGCGCTAAGCAGACCCCTCGCAAAACAGTGGCTCCTTCTGGTTCCACTACGCCGCGTGGTGTAGGTTTGGCTCGTAACAAGCCCTGCAAAATGTATTGAAATGGCTAAGTCTCCCGCATGGCAGAGGAAAGAAGGGAAAAGCCCAACTGGCGGTTTGAACGCCAAGGGCCGTGCTTCTTACAACAAGGCCAATCCGGGTAAACCCGGATTAAAGGCTCCGCAGCCAGAGGGGGGTTCTCGCAAAGACAGCTTCTGTGCCCGTATGGAAGGCATGAAAAAGAAGTTGACAAGCGAGAAGACAGCCAAGGATCCAGATAGCAGGATTAACAAGAGCCTGAAGAAGTGGAAGTGCTAAATGGAAAGCATTGTTTGGAACATGATCCTAACGGCAGGTATAGGATTCGTGGGTTGGGTATTGCGCGACAAAGCATCTGAGATTAATCGTCTTCAGATCTTGCTCAATCGCACCCGCGAAGAAATTGCCAAGGAATATGTAACCAAAGCCGAAGTTCATGCAGACATTAACCGTGTTTTGGACAGGTTAGACAGATTGGACGAAAAGTTAGATCGTTTAATGGCAACAACTTTAAAAGGATAGCAAAATGAAACATAAAGACGGTGGACTCGCAAAAAAAGGCGAAGGCATTGCCAAAAAGGGTTTTGCCAGTGGCGGCATGGTTGCTGGTATGGGCCAGTCACAGGGTAAAACCTTGAACCAGAACGTTAAGAAAATGGAAGGCGACAAAGTTGCCGTCCGTGGTGTTGGTGCAGCCCGTGCCCGCACAGCAATGATCTATTGATATGGCAGTTTCCGGCGTATCCGATTTTGATCTGCAGTTTGACGACCTCATAGCTGAGGCGTATGAGCGCTGCGGTATTGAGGTGCGCGACGGTTACGACATGAAGACGGCGCTTCGCTCCGTCAACTTGATCTTTGCAGAATGGGCTAACCGCGGATTGAATCTTTGGACAATTGAGCAGCGCCAGCAGGTGCTGACGCCCGGTGTGTATGAGTATGACCTACCCGCAGACACGATTGACGGCCTCTCAGCCGTGATTCGGACCAATGCGGGCCAGTCTACCCAGCAGGACATCACAATCGACCGTATAGGCCGCGCTGAGTGGCTCCATGTGCCTAATAAGTTGACCCAGTCCCGCCCTGCGCAGTACTACATTCAACGCACAGTGCCGGCCAAGGTATTTTTGTACCCAGCGCCGGATGCAACGCAGACATGGACCTTTGTCTACTACGCTATTCGCCGCATGGATAACGCGGGCGGTTTTACTAACACTGCTGACATTTCTTTCCGATTCTTGCCTTGTTTAGCGGCAGCGTTGGCGTACTACTTGGCTGTCAAAAAAGCACCTGACCGTGTCATGCTGCTCAAGCAAATGTACGAAGAAGAGTTTATGCGTGCAGCAGCAGAGGACCGTGAGCGCTCGGGCTTCTTTGTGGTACCTACGTATACACAGAGGTAACCCATGGCCTATGTATCAGGCAAATTTGCAATTGCGCTGTGCGACAGGTGTGGCCAACGGTACAAACTCAATACGCTTATCAAAGAATGGACAGGCTTTAAGACTTGTCCTGAGTGCTATGAACCCAAGCACCCACAACTTGAGCCAAAGCGTTCAATAAATGAGCCACAAGCCTTGCAACAACCTCGTCCAGAGAGTAGACTTGGGGTTACCGTCTACGTCGGGTTCACGGCTGATACTTCGTTTGCTAGTATCGGAATGATGCCGATGCCTTATGCCAAACCACTGACTGCTCAAGCAGTCCTTGGAACAGTCACAACGAGCATCACATGACATACACCGAATTAAAAGCTGCCATCATTGCTTACACCGAAAATCAGGGGTTTACGGCCACTGATTTAGCCACGTTTACAAAGCAGGCAGAGCAGCGCATTTACAATTCGGTTCAGATTGCCAATTTGCGCAAGAACGTTACGGGAGTCTTGTCTTCTGGCAACAAATATTTGGCTTGCCCTAACGATTATTTATCCAGCTATTCACTGGCTATTTATCCATTTGTCAGCACGACTGCAACAGGTACTGCTGGTCAATTAACGATTGTTGTAGCCAGCGCCTCGGGTATTGTTGTGGGTCAGTATGCTGCTGGAACAGGTATTGGTACAGAAGCGGTGGTAACACTGATTGTGGGCACCACTATCACTTTAAGTGTGGCTAATAGTGGCACCGTGTCAGGAACGATTACTTTTCAGGGCGATTACACATACTTGTTGAATAAAGATGTGAACTTTATTCGCGAGGTGTACCCTAATCCGCGTGATGTAGCGCTGCCCAAGTATTACGCTATCTTTGGCCCACAGTCCGCAAATGACGCTGAGTTGTCGTTCATTTTAGGCCCAACGCCTGATGCAAATTACTACGCTGAGTTGCATTACTACTACTATCCACCATCCATTGTGACTGCGGAAACAACGTGGCTGGGCGATAACTTTGACTCTGCACTTTTGTATGGTTGCTTGGTGGAAGCCTACACCTATATGAAGGGCGAGCAGGATATGATGGTTTTGTACGATACCAAGTACAAAGAAGCACTGATGCTCTTGAAGAACTTGGGCGATGGTAAGCAACGTGGTGATGCTTATCGCGATGGTCAAGTTAAATTGCCTGTGAGGTAATAAATGATTACAGCAGGACTTACCGATAGTTTTAAGCAGCAGTTATTGCTAGGTGTGCATGATTTTGCAACGGATACGTTTCGTATTGCGTTGTATACGTCCTCTGCTACGCTAGGTCCCAATACAACTATCTACAGCAGCACAAATGAGGTATCTGGAACAGGATACACCGCACCGGGTCTGGTTTTAACAAATATCACTATCCTTCTCTCACAAGGGGTGGCATATGTTAGTTTTGACAATCCTGCATGGGTAGGCGCAACATTTACCACGCGTGGGGCATTGATTTATAACGCTACCAAGGCGGGAAAATCAGTTGGTGTGCTTAATTTTGGTGTGGATCAGACCATGTTAGGCCAATCTTTTACCATTCAACTTCCGACAAACAATCCGGAAAACGCATTAATCCGCATCTCTTAAGGAGCTTCTATGACTATTGACAAAATGACTGCCACCGACATGGTGCAAGCATCTACCAAATACAACACAATGCCTGAAGACTCTATGAGTATTCAAGGCTTTTACACGGCTGTTTGCCACGGCGCAGACGGTCAACTTAAGTGGACAGAGCCTTTCTGCAACTTGGTCACTACAGTGGGCAAGAACGCCACGTTAGATACAATTCTTGGTAACGTAGCCGCTGGCGCAGTTGTGATGGGTCTTAAAGGTGTAGGTACAGCGGTTGTAGCCGATACTCAAGCTTCTCACGCAAGCTGGTTGGAAGTGGGTCTGGCGAATGCCCCTACGTACTCAGGCAATCGCCCTACACCATCATTCAGCGCGGCCTCTGCTGGTAGCAAAGCAACATCTTCTGCGGTGTCGTTCTCTATTACTGGCACAGGTACTGTTGCTGGTTGCTTTATCAACATTGGTGGTAGCGCAACTAAAGACTCAACAACTGGAACATTGTTCTCCGCTGGAGACTTTTCTAGTTCTAAAGCTGTTGTGTCTGGCGACACGATTGCTGTTACCTACACTGCTACATTGACTTAAAATGTCTGCGGGCTGGGGTGATAATACTTGGGGCAACTTGGGTTGGGGCGGTATTACCGTCTACGAAGAAAGCGTCACTGAGTACCTCACTACACCCAATGCTTGGGGTACGGCAGCATGGGGGGATGATACTTGGGGTGGCTTGGTTGCATTTAATGAAACCCAGACCGCAACAACCCAGTACAATGAGTCAATTATTGAACCTTTAGCCACGCCTACGCCTTGGGGTGAAGGTGCTTGGGGCTTTAGTGTTTGGGGCGGCTCTGGAGAGTTTGTAGATACGGTCTTTGGTGGTTTTGTTTTGGCGGCCTCAGTCACGGAAACTGCGGCTATATCTGAAACAAATGAAGCAATAACTACCTACACCAACGCTGTTTCAGACAGTATGGCTACCTCCACCACGGAGTCAGCCACAGCCAACTTCCCAGTATCCATAACAGAAACAACTGCGACAAGTACGACTGAAGCGGTAGCAGCAACATTTGCCAAAGATATAACAGAGACTGCGGCAATTTCAGAGGATCAGGCTGTAGCGGCTACGTTTGCTCAAAGTGTTACTGAAACAGCGGCGCTGACAGATGCAAATACAGCTATAACGGATTACACGACCACGGTTACTGAGACTGCTGTAACGTCTACAACCGAGTCTGCTACGGCAAACTTCCCAGTTTCTATTACTGAGACTAACGCCATCTTGTCGGTTGAAGAGGCCGTAGCTATCTTTGTAGGCAGTGTGACGGAATCTATGGCTATTGCGGAAGAGCAACTTGCCACGTTGATTATGACCATCACGGAAACGATGGCTATAGCTGACTCGACTACGGTTGGAACGTATTACCAAGAATTTATTGCAGAGCTTGCGGCTATCATAGATAATCCGGTAGCGGCAACAACGTACCCTGTAAGCCGGTCGGAAACGATGGCAATAGCAGAAACAAATGGTGGACGATTCTTGTGGGAAATTATTGATGACACACAAGGCGTTACATGGCAGAATATCAGCAATCCACAAACACCGGGCTGGTCGGATGTTGATACAACTGAATCGCCCGGTTGGACACAAATTTCTACACAGTAGGAGCAATAAATGGCAAAGACATCCCTTATAGGTCTAACCCTCCCGGCAACAGGCACGCTGTCCGGTCAGTGGGGCGACACAGTCAACAACGCCATTTCCCAGATTGTGGACGTTGCGGTAGCTGGTACACAGACAATTACTGTTGATACAGACATTGATTTGGCGGTCACAGAGGGCACATACGCAAGCACGGGCCTAACAGCCAATAGCTCTCAATACGCAGTTCTCCTGTGCACGGGCGCGCGTACAGCACTACGTTTTATCAATACTCCAAAGCAAAGTAAAACCTACGTTGTTATCAACAACACCACGGGCGGATTTTCCGTAACAGTACGTGGCGGCCCTACATCTCCTACAACCGGTGTGACTGTATTGGCAGGAACTCGCGCAGTTATTGCTTGGGATGGCTCTGACTTTGTAAACGTGGGTGGCGGCCTGCCAGCGGGTTCAAACACTCAAGTCCAGTTTAATAACTCAGGTGCATTTGGCGCTGCTGCTGGTTTAACGTGGGATGGCACAACGCTGACGGCTAATAACTTTATTGACTCATCACTGACAGCCAGCAAGCCAGTCTTTACTGACGCAAGCAAAAACTTGGTGTCTACTGGAACATTGGGTGTTGACCAAGGCGGTACAGGTCTTACCACAACTACGGCGTACAGCGTGGTATTCTCGGGCACAACAAGTACCGGCGCTTTTCAAGCCTCAATTGGCCCCGGTACAACAGGCTATCTGTTAACAAGTAATGGCGCAGGAGTTTTACCTTCATGGCAAGCCGCTCCCGCAACAGGCGCTACTCGCGGTCAAGCAGTGGCAATGGCTCTCGTCTTTGGTTTATAAGGAAACATCATGGCAAATCCAAATATTGCTGGTTCATCGCTCAAGATTTTTGGCAGGGTTGATTATTTAACACCCGGTGGTACAAGTGCTTTGGTATTGCTGCCAAACGCATCTACAAGTAATCAGGTGCTTAAAATTAATCAAATTGTTGCGGCTAACGTAAACGGCTCGACGGCGGTAGACACTACGGTGTCTATCTACACCAATGGCGCAGTTGCTAAAGGCTCTGCTCCTTCAAGCGGCACAGCCTACCCAATCGTGTCCACAGTATCGGTTCCTGCGGATGCTTCATTAATTGTTGTGGATAAAACAACAGCCATCTATTTGATGGAAGATCAATCCATTACAGTGACATCTGGCACGGCAAGCGGTATTGCTTACACAATTAGCTACGAAATCCTTGACGGCCCAGCCACTTAATTGGGGGTAGAAGATGTCCCAACGCTACCAAGGCGGGTTTATTACCGCTTCCTATAATGGGTTGAAATTACCTGATGCGCCTACTATTGGCACGGCTACACAAGCTACTCCTACATCGGTATCTGTAACCTTTACTGCACCTGCTAATGTTGGCGGTGGAGCAATTACAGGTTATACAGTGACTTCATCACCCGATGGACTTACAGGTACGGGAACATCTTCTCCAATTACAGTTTCAGGTTTGTCAACTGGCACGACTTACACATTTACAGTTACGGCTACAAACTCTTTTGGTACAGGCCCAGCAAGTGCGGCATCTAACAGTGTGACTCTTGCCACCTACACAACAAATTTTTATTTACTACAAGCTGGCGGTGGCGGTGGTGGTAGAAACGATGGCGGTGGCGCTGGTGGTGCAGGCGGTCTTGTAATCTATGATAATTTTACTTTTACTGCTACAAGTTATTCAGTATCAATAGGCGCGGGTGGCCCAGTCCACACACCCGGAACAAACTCAACTTTTGCTTCATCTACTGCTTCTGGTGGTGGTAGGGGTGGCGATAATTCTGAAGATACTGCTGGTATTTTGACTGGTGGTTGTGTAGGTTCTGCTGGTTCCACAGGCGGTGCGCCTTCTACTGGTACTGTAAGCCAAGCTAACCCTAGCGGTGGTGGTGTTGGTTTTGGAAATACTTGCGGTACTTTGGGTCTTGGCCCGTATCGACCCGGAGGTGGCGGTGGTACTGGCGCGGCAGGTCAAAATGGCACTGTCAATCCAACTGGTTCTGGTAATGGCGGTGCAGGTTATGAATGGCCTGTGGGTTCTGGTAATTACTACGGTGGCGGCGGTGGCGGCGGATTGCATTCTTCCGCAACTACCGCTGGCGCAGGAGGCATAGGCGGTGGCGGTGCTGGAGGAACTACTGGTGCTGTTAATGGTGGTGCTGGATTTGCCGGAACCGTTAATACAGGTGGTGGCGGTGGTGGTTCTGGCAATTTGTCAGGGTATCAGGGCGGTGCTGGCGGTTCAGGTGTTGTTGTTATTTCCTGCCCAGCCACGTTTACTGTTTCTCAGTCTGGATTAACAATGACAACAGTAACAGTAGGCAGTAAAAAAGTCACGACCATTACTGCTGGTACTGGCACATTTATTTTGTCATAGGATAAACAATGCCTAATTATTCAGGATCATGGACATTAAGACAGCAGATGCAGGCTATTGCGGCTGGCACTTGGCCTATCGTTATACCAGTAGATTTTCTTGTGGTTGCTGGCGGTGGTGCTGGTGGTGGCAATATAGCCAATACCCAACTTACTGGAGGGGGTGGTGGTGGTGCTGGCGGCATGAAAACTGGTTCATCTTTTAGTTTAAGTGGCTCATTTACTGTTACTGTTGGCGCTGGTGGTGCAGGGTCATCTAGCGTTCAAGGTGCTAGTGGTTCTAATTCTGTATTTAGTTCTATTACATCTACAGGTGGTGGTGCTGGCGGCAATCAGTCAGCGGCTGGCCCACAACCTTATGTTTCGGGTTTGGCTGGCGGCTCTGGAGGTGGTGGTAGTTCTGATGCCGTAGTAGACCCCGGCCCCGGTGGTTCTGCCACCCCATCAGGTCAAGGAAATGCTGGTGGAACAGGAACTTATACCGCTAGTGCTTATGGTGGAGGTGGTGGTGGTGGCGCGGGTGCGGTAGGCGCAAATGGAACTTCTAGTGCTGGTGGTAATGGCGGTACGGGGTCTGCATCATCTATTAGTGGCTCATCTGTCACTTATGCTGGTGGTGGCGGTGCTGGCACATACACATCTGGAACATTAGGGCTAGGTGGTTCTGGTGGTGGCGGTAATGCCGCAAGAGGTGGAACATCAGGTAGTGGAACCGCAAATCTTGGTGGTGGCGGTGGCGGTAATGGCGGTACTGGCACAGCAACGGCTGGTGGCAATGGTGGTTCTGGTGTCGTCATTATTTCCTATCCATCAACAAGCCCTGATTTGACATCTATTGGTGCGGGGTTAACTTACGCAAAAACAACTTCTGGTGGAAACACTATTTATACATTTACTGCTGGCACAGGAACAGTTACTGTCTAAGGAATGAACATGGCACATTACGCATTTTTAGATTCAAACAACATTGTTACCGAAGTCATCGTTGGTAAAAACGAGGGCGAAGACGGTATTGATTGGGAGCAGTGGTACGGCGAGTTTCGTGGTCAAACGTGTAAACGTACAAGTTATAACACTGTGGAAGGCGGTCACAGAAATAGTGGCACACCTTTCCGCAAGAACTACGCTGGGATTGGCTACACATACGATGCTGGACGCGATGCTTTTATTGCACCCAAACCGTTTGCGTCTTGGGTTCTTGATGAAACAAAATGTATTTGGAACGCCCCAACACCGATGCCGGTTGAAGAAGGTAAATCATTCCGCTGGGACGAGCCAACAACATCTTGGGTTGAGGTGACTAATGTCTAAACAGTACCCCGGTGGCCTAATTACAAAAAATCCAGTCGTACCTAGCGGCCCGTATCAAAACAGTACAGCGTCTGGTATTTGGACGCTTGACCAACAAGCGTATTGGGCAAAACTAGGCCAATGGCCCACCGCTGGTAACATTTTACCAGTAGACGCACAATTCAACTACGTCACTATGCTTTTGCATGGTGATGGGACTAATGGCGCTCAAAACAATACATTCTTAGACAGCAGTACAAACAACTTCACTATTACCCGAAACGGCAATACAACCCAAGGTTCTTTCTCGCCTTATGGGTCTAATTGGTCTAACTTTTTTGACGGCACTGGTGATTACCTTTCTTTAGCTGACAATGCAAATTTAAATCCAGCAACACAAGATTTCGTCATGGAAGCATGGGTATATCTTACAGGTACAACAGGTAGCAATCAAGGTATCAATGGTAAAGGAACTGCTGGCACAGATGGATATACATTATTTGTAACTGATGCTCTAGTGTTATCTTTTGTTTGGAATGGCACTGGAGGAGCAACAATAACTGGTGGCACACTTGCACTGAATACATGGAATCATGTTGCTGCAGTTAGAAATAGCAGTGTGATTCGTTTATATCTCAATGGAGTAGGCGCTGGTTCGTCTACTGCTTGCACAACAGATATCACATCAACAGCAACTAAATTTGTTGGTCAGGCTCGCGGTGGTAGTCCTATATTAGGTTACATAAGTAATTATAGAATGACCAAAGGCTCACTCCCGTCAGGATATGACGCAACATCGTCAACTCTAACTGTTCCAACTGCACCCCTTACGGCAATTTCTGGTACATCTTTGTTGACTTGCCAAAGCAACCGATTTATTGATAACAGTGCAAATAACTTTGCCATCACAGTCAACGGCAACACAAGCGTTCAACGCTTTAACCCATTTGGTGCTTCTTCTCCCTACTCCACAAGCGTGATTGGTGGGTCAGGGTACTTTGATGGTAGTGGGGATTCTTTGGCTACGGCAAGTAGCGCAGATTTTGGTTTTGGCACTGGTGATTTTACTATTGAGTGTTGGGCTTATCCACTTTCAAGTGCGGCTCAAAGATTGGTCTTTTTTTCTAATGACATAAATAACTTAGACCTTGGTTTTAGTTCTCTTGATACATTTCAATATTACAACGGAAGCGTCAATAACACAGGTGTTTCTGCGTCATCTCGACAATGGTTTCATTTTGCGGTATCGAGAACTTCTGGCACTACAAGCGTTTACATCAATGGTGTTAGAACAAATAATATTACCGATTCAACAGATACAACTACAAGGTCAGTACAAATTGGAAATTCACCAAGTTCAAATCCTTTTAATGGATACATCAATGATGTGCGAATTATCAAAGGAACTGGAATTTACTCTGGAACAACAATAACAGTACCTACTGCGCCATTAACAGCAGTTACAAATACCAAACTATTGCTTAACTACACCAATGGCGCAATCTTTGACAACGCCATGATGAACGACTTAGAAACTGTGGGTAACGCACAGATTTCTACAAGTGTGGTGAAGTATGGAACCGGATCAATATATTTTGATGGGACAGGAGATGGTTTATTTACTAGAAGCACACCAGATTTAGCATTTGGAACTGGTGATTTTACTGTTGAACTTTGGCTTAACTTAGCGGCAAACCTTAATGCGTATGCAAATGTTATACAAATGGGAAGAACTGGTAATGCTTTTACTATTGAAGCGCAAGCAACAGTTAATGTTTTAACTTTAACAAATTATACAAGTACAGTTTATTTCTCCTCAAGTACAGCACTAACAACTGGCACATGGATTCATATTGCGGCAACAAGGGCATCGGGCACTTTACGCTTGTTTCAAAATGGAATTCTAGTTGGTAGTGCGGCAAATACAGTTGATTTTACAAATACCGGAACTGGCGTTTATATTGGTAGAGCTAGTGACTCAGGGGAAGAGATAAACGGCTACATAGATGAACTACGCATTACCAAAGGCTATGCCAGATACACAGCAAACTTTACACCGCCAACCGAGGCATTTCTCAACATTGGCCCAAATTAAGGAGCATTCATGTTTATTGCAAAAGTAGAAAACGGAAACATCGGCGAGATCATCGACTTCCGCACATATTTTGGAAAAACCACATCGGTCACAGACGAGCAGTTAACGGCTCAAGGTTTTGTCAGAGTCAACCTGTTTCGCGCCCATGACCGCCTAACACAGAAGCTTGTGTCTGCTACGCCCGTGCTAGAAAACGGCTGGGTGTACACGGTTGCTGTAGCTAACCTGACCGCAGAAGAAATCCAATCTGCCAAAGACAGCGCAATGGCTCAGATTCGTGGTCAGCGTAACAGCTTGCTTGCAGCCTGTGACTGGACGCAGATTGCCGACAGCACCGCAGATAAGACTGTATGGGCTACATACAGAACCGCATTGCGTAATCTGCCAGCCACAATTACTGGTGATCCTCGTACATTCTCTGACTGGCCTCACGACCCTAACTGGGTTGATCGGACAATCTAATCATGTGGGACTGGGCTGAAGCATTCATTGCGGCAGTCCTTATTGTGGCCTTCGTCATCTATGGCACGTACATAATTGCATGGAGTATGGTGTGATAAATGCGTTGGCTCATTCTGTTACTGCTGTTGGGGCTAGTTGGAGCCGTAGCCAAGAACGGCTGTCATGTGCGCGAGTTCTGGTCAATTGCTTGGACAATCCACAACCCTTCAGAGCGCCATCAGCAGATGTCCATGTGGCTAACAAACAATGCACAGCACTGTCGATCACAAGATTATGTGGTGATGTGGAACAATTTGTCAGAGTGGGCTGGCGCGGCGGATTCAGCAGAACTCAGAACTAAAGTCATTCATGGATACAAAGATGCACTTGAGCGAGAGAAGAAATGAAGATCAGCTACGACAAGTGGTATCCGATTGTTCAGCCTCAAACCAGTGTGCAAACGGAAGCGTTTGCCAAACGGGTGCAAAGGCTTGACGCTGAACGTGCTTTAAACACACAAATAGCGCAACAGGTAAAGAAGTTTCACCAATATGAGTATGAGATTTATGAATACAGGATGCGGCAGATCACAATAAACATTGATATCACAAACCTTAAACGCGAGATTGACAAACTTGTATGACCAGAAAACCGATACCCAGACCGGTCAAGAAACCCACACCGGACACGAGGGACAAGCTGACGCTGTACGTCACGCTCATGGTAAGCACAACCCTATG